CACCTGATGGCTGTAACAAATAAGGTTTTAAGTTAGGTTCCATTTCGTCAGGCATTTCAATTACTGCACCAGCACCAGCACTAGCATTTACGCTTGGAGTTTTAACTAATGATGGGTGGTTAGTTAATCTGATTAACTGTTCCATTTCAGAGTATTCGTTGTAGATAGATTTTTGTAGATCAGCAATATCAGTTAAATCTGATTGACCAATTCCTCTTTTGTGAGATTTAGAATTGTATAAAATAACTGCTGGTATTTTGCCAATCATGTTAGGAACAGTATCTACTAGTTGAGGCTCTTCTCGATCAGGCATATACACTGTATCAATTCTATCAGGATACCACATTCTTAAATATTGCCCATTTTCTCTATCAACTTCTTCTCTTATTTTAAGATAATTTAATTCATACTTTCCATTTGGTTGTCTTTCAAAATTCCAATCTAAAACATTTTCAGGCGTAACGATTGAAACATAAGGTCTTATATCTTGGTCAAGTTCTTCTGCTTTTGTTTCTGTTTGAATATTTGGTTTATCTAAAATCATAAAACAATGACCATAAATAGAAGCATAATTTTGAGCGTGTTTAATTACAGTATTTAAATTGTTACCATCTAAGTCAGCGTCTTTTAAGAATGATTCTAAACTAGGTTCATCTTCCATACTGCCAAAATCTCTACTAGGTCTAACTCTGAACAAGAATGAAGAATAAATTTGTATAATGTTTCTGCAGTGATTATCACAAGGTGTGTTTGCAAGTCTTTGATTAAACTCGTTATCTAATTCTAAATTATATCTAGATAGGTATTGTCCTATCATGTAATCATATCCACCATTATATGATCTAATATAATATTCCCAATTATTTAAAGTTTCTGAATAGTCTTTATGAGTTTCTATTGCTTGATCTCTAGTGTATGCCATACTATTTCATAGTCCATCTTGTTGGTCGAGAAAACTGTGCCTGTGTAGTAAGTGGTTTTAAAAAATCTACCATGTAGCCTATTGCGTCATTCATGTGATCAAAGCCATCTTCCTTATCAGGAATATTAGTATTCTCCTTGTATATTTGTCTTTGTAATCCTTTTACAATAGTTTTGCAAGTTTTGGAAACAAAAATATGCCTATTGCCATTAGAATCTTTGAGTTTGCTATTTACAGCGTTTATCCTATCTCTGACTGCTGGGTGTTTTAGTTTGCATTTAACTTTAAAACCAGCGTTTTGCAAAATACTTAAATCAGTCTTACCACCTGCAGAAGTTTTTCTTTGTCTTGAAGCTGGGTCTGGATAAATAAATATTGGAATCTTAGTACCGTATCTGTTTCTTATTTCTTCTACCATTTCATCAGTATTGCTTGAGTAAATTACAACCTCGTCTAAAAAAAATATTTTATCTTTTTCTATTTGGCCTACACAAGCCGACATGGGATCGACATTAAAGTCCATGCCAATATGTAATGGCTTTGTCCAATCTATTTGTTTATCTACTACGCTTTCTACAGGGTGGAAATTGTAATAGACACTCCCAGCATAATTTTCGAAAGTGCCTTCAAACTCTTGTCTGAAAGTTCTTATATCAATATCTTGTTTAGCTTGTTCTACTTCATCTTCAGTAACCATACCACCATCTAGGGTCGTAAATTGAAAACTATCCCACTCTCTGTCTTGATCTTGGCCTTTCAAGTACATACGGTAAGACCAATTACCATAACCTTTCGGAGAACCACACATTAACACGTCACCTTGCGTGTCAGATACAGACGCTCTCAAAACTTCAGTCCATGCTTTTTCGTCTATGTCAGCAAACTCGTCTAATATTAAAAAGTCTAACCCAACACCCCTTAAACTATCGTAAGCATCGCAACCTTTTAGTGATATTTTGCTTCCTGTTTTTTTTATTGTGATTGTCATATTGGATTCATTAATATCTTCGATCCAATTAAATTGTGATAACATTTCTTTTAATTTAGACCAAACAATTTCTTTTGCCATTTTGAATGTAGGTGCAACATACCATATTTTTTTATTTAATCCTGTTGCGTACTTCATCATTTCAGTAATGCATAAATAAGTTTTACCAAATCTACGCCCACTTACTAAAACTCTAAACCTTGATTTACTTGATGATACTTTAAGCTGGGGTTTTGTCAGTGTTATTTTCATTACAAAAGTAAGATATGTATAATTTTTCCTCGTTAAATTTTTGTTTATATTCGTTAGTTACTTTAATTGTTATAGTAGCACCAGCCTTAGTGCAATCTGTCCAAGTTTCAAACTTTATAGGGTGTACTACTGGTGTGTTACAAAATCCTGTTATAGCAGAGCAGATAGTATAAGCTAAAACGAATTTCATTCTTTGGATACTATCTTTTTAATTGACTTACTTCCATCTATATTTTCTTCTAATTCAGCTTGTACTTTGCCACACTTATATTCAATGTTGTCTCCTGTGTTTGTTCTTTCAGCAAGTCTTTTACCTTTTAAACAATCTGACATTTTATTTTGGATTCTATGCTCTTGTAGTTCTCCAGCCACAAACATACACAAAGCAACGACACTACTAATGATTGTTTCCATTCGCAAAATCCCTTTGTTTATCTTTTAACTTTTCTACATCTCTTTGTAGTTTTTCAACTTGATCTTTAAGAAACTCAATATTAACTTTATTAGTCATATTTTGTTCTTGAGTAGTTTCTAATTTCTCTACAGTTTTATATAAATCTTCAATTAACATAAACTGTTCTTGGTCTATAGGTTTTTGTGTACTTGCTTCTAATAAATCTTGTTCAAATAATTGATTTTTAGTTTCTAAATTATTAACTCTTTCTATCACACCAAAGTAAGCCCAAACTCCTACTGCAACTGTGCCTATAATTGCAATTAAATTTCTTAATGGTAATGCAACAGATGTGTTCTCAGATATTTTCATAGTGGTTTCATACAAAGTGCTAAAAATACAAATCCTAAAATCAATATTCCTGTAAAATAATAGTTCATTGTCCTACCCATGTTATTTAGCAACCTTGCCTTTGTTAATGCCTTTTTTAATTACATATTGTTGAGTACCATTAGCACCATGCTCTACTTCTTTTTTTAAATTCTTAAATATATTCATTTCCTTTAGCTTCTTCTCAGCGTGTTTCTTAAACGATTCTAAAACTTTTATATCTCTCATCTTTTTTTCTTTTTTTGTTTAGTTAATAATTTTGCAAGGCCATCAAATAATCTATCAACTGCTGACAAAAATTTAATTATATACTTATCAATCATCTCCATGACCTTATACTCCAATAAGCTGGACTTAAATTCTTTTGGCCTTTTACTTTTTTAAGAACTCCACCCATACGAGCCATGAAGCTACGTTTTCTTGCTGGAATATGTTTTTTGATAGACATAGTCTTTGAGCCGAAATTAACTTTTTTAATTTTGCCTGAACTTTTATCTCGGACAAAAACTTTAAATTTTTTTACATCGCCACGTTGTATTTTGTTTAACTTAACTGTTCTTCCTCTGTATTTAGCCATGTGGCATAAATATCATAGATCTATCTCTTAAAAAACCTTTTTCTCCAATCATCACAAATATAATTATCTTTAACTGCTTTACTTCCCCATCTTCCACAGAAAGAACGCTTATTGCTGTAAAGCCCACAGTTTCCACAGGCTTCTTTAGTTGTGCTTAACCTAAACGATTGAGGTAAAGAATAATCTATTATTTCTCCATTAGGATAAAAGTTTGATCTTTTATTGTCCACTCTCCACCAACTTTCTTAAATCTTTTGCTATTTGTAACGCTTTATGTAATTTACGCAAAGCAATATCTCTTTGTTTTTTTACTAACTCTAGTTCTTCTTTAATCTGTGCTTTTTCTCTATCTTCCTTGTCCACGATATTTACCCTTACCCTTTTGTCTGCGTTTGTTTTTGTTCATAGTTGAAGTGATTGGCTTTCTACCAATAGATGTACCTTTGAAAGTTTTCGAGTAGAGAACAACTGCCCCATATACGTTACCCTTTTTTTTCTGTGACATTCTTTGCTTCTATGATTAATGGTAAGGGTTCGTTGTAAGTTGTTTGTTCAATTTTATCTCGTTGGTCTAAATGCTGTTTTCCTAACCATATCTGCATAACAACATTACCACCTAATGCTTTTTCAAATTGTGCACGTCTTAAACTTATTTTGCCCATCTCTCTCCCCTTTTTTATAAGGTGGACATAATTACGTTGTAATGTCTTTGTCGAAACTCCTGAAAACTCTGCAATCTCGTCAAAAGTACAATGTAATTGTGCTAATTTCTTTATAGCTTCGGTATCAACTTTTTTAAGTGGTCTTGCCATTTTGTCCTTTTTGGTGTTTTCTTTTTTTTCTTTTTTTTCTTCTTAATTACAATTTCATCTTCTATAAAATCTAAATATTTATAAGGTGTATTAGTATGCATTATTTCCTCACACAATATATTATTGTATCTATAAAGCCACCCCAATAACCCTCTTTGCCCTGATGTTTTTGATTATAGTAACTAGGTTGTATATCTACAAAGAAATATTTAGATAGCTTGTCCATTCTTTTAAAGAAGTTATCCATTAATCTATCTTTTGTGAAAGAATATTCAAAGACTAGTTTGTTAATGTTGGCGAAATTGTGTTCGTGATCGAATATTTCTAACTCTGATCCCTCAATATCTAATTTAATAGCGTTAATATCTGGGTGTCTTGTTAATATTTCGTCAAGTTTCATGCATTGTATTTCAACAGTAGGTAGTTTTTTTTTATAATGTGAAACTAAAGAGTGTCGCCAAGTGTTAGGTGCTATCGTGAACTGCCCTGTTCCACCATTTTGATTAATTGCATATTGGAAACATTCTAAATTAGTAGGGTATTTAGAATTTATCATTGTAGCGTTTTGTTGTAAAATTTGAAAGTTTTCTGTTTCAGGCTCATAACAATAAACTTTTTTACCACCTTTAGAAGCTACATAAAGGCCAAACACACCAATATGAGAGCCTCCATCAAGCCAAATGTCGTTAGCTTCAACACCAAAGTTCAATTTCTTTTTTCTATACGCTTCTTTTGTGATTATTTCTTTAATTACATTTTCGTCAGTTGTATTTTTTCTGTATATAAAATTATCGAGCATATTTAATCCTATTTAGTTCTTCCTCTGCTGTACCACAATCAATCATCTTTTCTCTGTAATAACAAATGACTGATATTCGTTCATATGGTTTTGTTGATTTAATTTCAGTATTACCATGTAATTCGTGTACATCAAACAAAGCTACATCGCAAGTTCTCACATCTACAGCTACGCCATATTTAGGAATAACTGTATATCCTCCTGTATATTCTCCTGTTTGTAATACTGCTAAATTTCCGAAACCCTCTTTTAGATCGCCTTTGTCATAATGAGAAGCAGTACGAAAATTCTTATTTACTGTTATAGTTGTAAATACTGTGTCGTGTATTCTAAAATCTTTACTTGTTTTATCCCATTGTGCTTTTTGATTAGCCCATCTTTCTGGTAATGCTTCTTGAAATACTTTAGAAATACTTTGTATGTAGGGTAAAGCGTTTTTATAAATATCGAAATTTTTTTCTGTGAAAGCTGTTTGTCTGCAATAAGGTATTCTAGGGTATCTATCAGCATAACCAATAATACTAGAATCTACGTTTTTAGATTTAGGAGAGTTAGATAAAGTTCCATCTTTTTTTAATGGAATAAATCTATTTCCACTTAATACTTTACCAACAACTGAACCATCTACTACATCGCCAACTTTAAAATTAAAATTTCCACCAGCTTTGCCTCTATTACTTGTTTTGCCTATAGCTTTTTTTAATACAGGATAAGCAAGTTTAATATGGTTGCTAGGAATACAATTTTTTCTAAAAACTACTAAAGGCTCGTTCTTTTCATTATAAACTATTGTGTCATCATTAACTAAATGGTCAATATAAGATTCATCAAGAAAAGTACCCTCTAACTTTTTTATTTCTTCTTCAGATAGTTTAGGTTTCACGTGAAGCGTTTTCATCTAGCTGTTTCGTCTTTATAATTTTTATATTCTCTTTCTACGATAGCAAAAACTGTATCTGTAATATTATCTTTATTGTATTCAGATTCTAGTTCTTTGACCATAGCCCTAAATTTTTTTTCAGTTTCATCGTTGAAAAATAGTTGTACCATTTTTACTGTAGATATAGGTGCAGTTATTTGTTCTGTATTTATATCAGCTATAATATCGTTAGTTGGCTCAAAAACAGGCTGTGTATCTGTGAATTTTTCAATTTCGTCAAAAGTAAGGCCTGTCAGATCAAGGTTAAAATCTTTATCTCTTAATATATTAAGTTCGTTCTTTAAAAGTTCTTTTTCCCATTTAGATTCTTCTCCACTACGATTATCCATGATACGGTAGGCCATAGCTTCATTTTCTGTAAAATCTTTTTTAACTATGTATGCCTTTTTTCTGCCTAATTGTTTCAGGGCTTTCCACCTTGTATGGCCAACTACAATAATATTTTCGTTATCTACTACAATAGGTTGATTATTGCCAAATTCTCTAATTGAATCTGCTACTTTTTTTACAGATTCTATTGGTATCTCTCTAGGATTGTTTTTATATGGAACAATTAGATTAATATCTATTTCTTCTAATTTCATATTTGTATTTTATTCATTGAAACTATTACACCGATAGGGAAAACATTACAATCTGAAAATTCTTCTTCTTTATTATCATATGTACTAAATGTATGTATGAACTTTTTACTCTTTTTAAAGATAAATGCAAATGTTGTTTTAGACGCTGGTTGCATATTGGCTAATCCATCATAGCTTCTATGTCCAGCATCCCCAAAAATATCGACCCATTCGATTTTGTATAAATAGTATTTTTGTTTATTGACTATAATGCTATTTGGTTTTTTCATTGAATAAGTTGTATTTGATGTTTTTCGTCAAATATATCCATCTTATATTTTTTACCATCTTTTTCAAATAATTCAAAGTTTCCATCTGTACCATTATGAATATAACCTAGATTAACTAGTCTATCAATTAAATCAGGAATTGGATTATTATCATCTTCTATTTCCCATCTTCTTTGAGATAGCCAAGTAGCAAAATGAGGTATAAATTTATTATCTTCTATTCCTTGTATTTGCTTATTGTAAATTTTAGCAACATCTTTGATAGATAAATTGATTAAATTATCTAATTTCAACCAATATCCGTATGCTTTATATTTTGATCCTTTTTTTTTATGTAATAAACTCCAAAGATATTCAAAGTCTTGGTCATATATACTATTCTTAGGTATAGGACTAGGACTAGGTATAGGTGCTACGTTTTTGCTTGTAGCATTATCTCTCTTTGCTAGACCACCTTTTTTACCAGCTTCTGATCTTCTTTGATATTTATCTATAAGATATGCGTGTTCTTTAACTAATCTTTTATGTGTCCACAACGAATCCACATCGTCAGTTAATATAAAAAATTCTCTTAAAACACTTTGTACTTTTTTTTTACATTCTTCGTCAATACATTGACATATTCTATATGCAGATTGAGTATTAAATGGTTTAGTATTTTTTGTCCAAGAGAAACAAAGTAATCTTATATAGATTCCTATTGCCTCATTAGTCAAGTGTACTGTTTCAGCAGTAAATGTATCTGTAAATAATTGTAATGCATGAAATTTATTCGTTTCCTTTGTCATAAAATATATCTTCCTTTTCTAGTTGTTTAATTTTTTGGTTTGTTTCTTCTAACAATTCATGTTCTGTACCGAACAGATCAATGAATACTTTTTTATTTAAATGCACAGATTCATTTCCCATATTGTGATGTTCAGGGCATAAAGGAATTGTGTCTGTGTGTGGTGGTCTTATTGATAAGCCTGTATTTTTTCTTATGTGATGTATTACAGGAATTTGATATAATCCTTTTTTCGCACAAGCTATACAGCCAATCTGTCTTAACTTATCAAATCTTTTTTTGTCTTGTTTTTTCATTCTCTCATGTTCTCTTGCTCTGTTTCGATCTATAACTTCAAAATGTTCTTCTTTTAATTCAGGCATATTCTCTACATATTTTTTGTACTCGTTTCTAATAATATCATCTTTTCCAAAAGTATCTTCATGTGCAAGTTCTTTGTTAAGTTTAAACTCAAGATAACTAATCGTCTTTAAGTGATTCTTTGATTTTATCACAGTGGCCTTTAATATTTTCTATTTCTTGTAAAATAGTATTATTATTTTTGCTTCCTGTGTAATCCGAAAGTTCGATTAATGTTCCTAACCTTATCATTCTTAACAATCTTTTAAACGCTCTACGAACATGCATGTCGGACATATCAGAAACCATAATCCAATCTTGTTTGGATTTTGAAAAATAATATTCTTCAGGCGTTGATTGTTGCGTTTCATCAGTCTTTGGAATATCTAAAAATTCTTCTCCACTCATAATAAAACCCCTTGATCTTTGTTTTCTTCTTTATAAGGCTTCCAATCAAAATCTACAAGTCTATATTTTTTGCCATTAAACTTACTTTTAAAAGATTCATCAGTATAAGTTTTTGCAGATTTTAATTTTTCGTAAGGTATAAACATATATTCTGTTCCATGAGTTATACCTAAAGAAGTTTTTTGTCTTAATGCTTTTTTATAAATATAATCTCTTACGCTTACTTTCCCTAACCAAACTTTATCTACTTGAACTTTGATCATTTGTTATCTCCAT